TGTTATGGTATGGAACAACTGGTTACTTAAGACCCTAGGTGAAACATACACCGAAGGCAGTGTTGAAGGCAAATTCAAACAGGGAATTACTAATAAATTATTCTCTGCATTCATTGTTGGTGGTGCCCAACAATCAACACCTAAGTGCTAGGAAAGCACTTCACATGTCTCAGGGCTGAAAACAGCCTCAGATGTAGTTAAGTTAGCAGACTGCATCTCTTCTAAAACATATGCTGACATAAAAGGTGAGATCTCGAAAGATGTAGACTGGAAGATGGACATACCATTTACTCTCACTGAACAACAATATCTTACGATGGGCTGCGATAAAAAAGAAGCAGGTTTAAAGAAAATAATACCCATCGAGGAACATATGGATGATGTTCTAATTTACCATGATTGCCCTGGAGTTATAAGGACGGCTATGTTGCGTGACTGTAAAAAAATCACGGAACCTGAGCCTAAAGAGGTTGAAAAGTTTAAAAAGTATGTTGACAAGGTTTTCGAAAGAGAGATTGTCCCCATACTCAAGGACTTTGAATACGACCCAAATTTTTATTATAATACTCTAGACAAAAAACAACAAGCACGTATGGATAAGGTCGACTTAGAAGACCTGGGAAAACGTGAATATAAAATGTTTGGCAAAAAGGAGAAACAAATTATAACTGACACCAACAAAAACCCCAAAAATCGCTGTATATGCGGCCCAAATGAAGAGTACAAATTCGTTATGGGTCCTGTAGTACATAGACTCGAAATGTTATTTAAGAAACGATTTAAGGGTTATTGTTCAGGTAGGTCATGGAAGGAGCGTGAGAAAATTATGAATAGACGCCGCAGAATGGGATTGCTTAAGACAGTTCAGGGCGACGGTTCTGGGTTCGATAGAACGCAGTTCAATTCATTGAAATATTGTGAGCAGCTCATATATAAGTATCTCGTTGATAATGACAAGATACACCACGTAGATCCTTTAATCTTCTTAAAACAAGCAACTGTTAAAACTGTTAAAATAGCTGCTTGCTTCATGGAAAAATCAGGGAAGTCAATTAAACGTCATAATCTCGGTTATGTCAACAAGACTGGAGGAGTACAAAGCGGAAATTGCGACACGACATTCGCCAATACACTTCGTATGTGTCTTTACAATAGATACATTATGGAGGAATATCTGCACCTCAGTATTGATGAATATGACCTAGACACCGCGGGAGACGACTTCGTTACATTTATTGAACCATCCATTTCCAATGAGGAAATTTATAGTGCATACGCTAAAGTATTCACTCGTGACCCCACAGCCAAACATGGACTGGGCCAGATACTCAAATTCCTCAAAATTAGTGATATTGAAGGAACGGATTTCTGCAGTACAGAAACGTATTGGTCAGAAAAACTGCAAAGTTATAAGATCATTAGAAAGATCGACTGTTTTTTCACACTAACACCCTGGAGTCAAAAAGCCTTAAGCATGTCTGATGCTGAGCAGAAACAGTATATGCTCGACTTACATGCAGCAAACCTAGACTGGATGTCTGGACTCCCAATTCTCAGTGAATATAATGATTTACTCAAAGTGTATGCTGAGAAAATTAAGGTTGTTGTTGTTAAAAAGATAACTCACACAAGATCCAAAAAGATCAAACCAGTGTCTAATTACATGGCCGAGTTATATAAAGATAGTGCGCACGAAAGGTTCTCCAATCTAGTTGAAAAGCTTGGAGTGAACGAGGCGTACTCATTTGCTGATAGAATATCGGATAAGACCAATACGGTCGAAGATTTTGTTAACTACTTAGGGCGTAAGTATAATGTCACAAAGGATGAAGTGGCATACTTACAGCGAAATATTCAGGCAATTGGCTCATCAGGTGGATTTAGTTACAGCTTACCTCTGATGCGCA